ATGATACAGGTGTTGTAAAATTATATGCAGCAAAAGATGGAACCGATGCTATTGATATGGCAATATCAACACAAGCATCAGGCGGCAGTTTATCTGAAAAAATGCGCATTACAGGTGCCGGCAACGTTGGTATCGGTACTACTTCGCCTGCCGCCAAGCTAGATATTCATGGATCTTCAGGGCAGTTATTTTCTGTAACTGATTCATTAACAGGAACGGTTTTCTCTGTTAATGATATTTCAGGTATTCCAATCATTGAAGCAACTGCAGGATCCACAAATTATTTTGATGTTACTGGTGAAATTCGAGCAACCTCAGAAATCACAGCATATTATTCTGATGAAAGATTAAAGGAAAAGGTTGACATTATCAACAATCCTTTAGATATTATATCATCTTTGTCTGCTTTTAAATATATCAATAACGAAAAAGCAATGAATTTTGGCTATCGTGACAACAAGGTTCAAATTGGTTTGAGTGCACAGGAAGTACAAGCAGTTCTTCCTGAAATTGTAACTTTGGCTCCGTTTGATACAAAAACTGATAATGAAGGAAACAAAACATCTAGAACGGGTGAAAATTATTTAACTTTGGATTATGCAAAACTAGTTCCGGTTTTAATCGAGGCAATAAAAGAACAACAAAAACAAATTGATGAATTGAAAAACAATTTAAGGTAATATTATGGGACTATATCATTCACCAAACCTAGTAACTGATAATTTAGTATTGTGTTTAGATGCAGCCAATGTTCGTAGTTATCCCGGCAGCGGAACAAGTTGGTATGACTTGAGTGGTAATGGTTATACATTTACTATAAATTCGTCTGCGTATTCCACTTCGGGGGGAATTGCTCATATGAATTTTGAGGGTTCATATGGGTCCGCAAAACGATTGGTTGGAGGATCATTGACCGATGTTCCTAATGCTATAAACGGAACAATAATGTGTTTTAGTACTATTTTAAATAGCACTAGTACTTGGAGAACATTAGTTCGTGGAGTTTCAGCCGACCACCAAGTTATAGTACAATTTGGTGCTAATAATTTGGGTATGTATGATAATACCGGAGCCGGGTTTATTGATTCTGGTTTTGATATACCGTCTCTACCCAACCCATATACACAGTTTAATTGCCTAACTTGGAAATTGTCGCAGTCTTCTCCATATTATAGTTTTCAATATAATGATAATGCAACGGAATATACTATTACAAATTCAAATGCAACATTTCACAATGGATTTTGTGTAATAGGAGCTTATCATGACGGTAGCACAACAATAACAACTTCTTCTCAATATTGGGGAAAAATTGCTGTGTTTTTATATTATAATAAACATTTGTCCGCACAAGAAATAGCACAAAATTATAACGCACTAAGAGCGAGGTTTGGGCTATAATGGCTACAGTATATTCACCTAACGTAGTAAATACAGGATTGGGATTGTTATTTGATGTTGCCAACCCTAGAAGTTTCCGTGGTGGACCTACTACAAATATTTTACCAAACGTGTCGGCCAATGGCAGATTTACAACATCAAATGGTTGGGGTACTTATAATACCAATCAATATAATAGTAATACATATTTTAATATCGGTACAATTTCTAGCGTAAGTAATAACATTGTGACCACTGCTTCAAATCACCGACTTAGAACATTTGATGTTGTACGAGCACAAACGACTGGTGGTGGGATCACCGCGGGAACTAATTATTTTATTAAAAAAATATCTGATACTTCGTTTTCAATCCATCAATATAATAGTAATCAAAATGGAAGTCAGGGGTACCTTGATCCATCTACAGGATTTCATAAAGTTCATGATTCTATTGCAAACGATCAACGAATTTCAATTAATTCAACAAGTTTTCCTACAATGTGGTGGGGACCACCTCATTTACCAAATGCCGGACTAGTAAAAGAAATTGTACAAGATGGTGGATATGTATCGGGTACAAATTGCATGAGGCTTCATATACCAAGAACATCCGGGGTTGATGGAATGGCATATGGTGTATATTCCCCAGTTACACAAGGAGACTCCATTACCGTTAGTTATTGGGCAAAGACAAACGCAGTTGGTGCTGCTGGTAATGCAACGCTTGGCTTTAGTACATATTTTGGGTCCGGGCAGTCGTCGTATGCACGTTATACGGATGTGTTGACCGAAGACTGGCAATTAATTACCCACAATTGGACAGCTTCTACTACATTTAGTTTTTATAAGTACTTCTGGCCCAGTACTGAATCTTCACCATACTGGATTGATATTGCGGATTTAATGGTTGAAATTGGACCAGCGCCAACTACAACTAGGTTTTTTACAACAGGTACCCGTGGAACAACTGTAGCAACAGATGGTGGTTGGGCAGACTTAAGTGGTAATGCAAATCATGGTCAATTGGTTAATGGTCCAACATTTAATTCAGATTCAAGAGGTAATATAGTATTTGATGCAACCAATGATACAGTCACCACACCAATAACATTGACTACATTAGCAGCATTATCTAACTGGACCATGGATTGTTGGGTGTCTATTCCCTCATTTCCAACCGCATCTTCTCCAAACGCATACAACAATACCACTCGAGCTGGAGTTCTCCTTGGAGCTACTTATTATTCTGGTTGTGCTTTATATTGGTATGGAAACACATCTGGCAATGCATGTACCATGTATGGATATATTCGAGGTGCGGATGCATCCCGGAAAACTTCAGGTTATTCAATGAGTACTAATACTTGGTATCACTTTACACTTGTTAATAGCAGGTCAGACACTACATTGAAGTTGTATGTTAATGGTTCACTGTACAGTTCAGTGGCAGGACCCACACAAGAATATAATTCTGGATACGCAACAACCGCAGGTAACATAGGATTTAATAAAGCACAGGTAGACGAGGGAGGTCAACTTGTATATTCTCTATTAAACTGTAAAGTTGCATGTAGCAAAATATACACCACTGCTTTATCAGCCGCAGAAGTCGCACAAAATTTTAACGCAACAAGAAATAGATTCGGAGTGTAATATGTATAACAGTAGACGATATTTGGTTATTCCAGCATCCATAATAGATAATATAAATTTTTCACAAGTTTATGAAACATCAAAAAACACAATGCGATATTCTGTGGACGGTACAAAAACCTTTGTGAAATATAATGTAAATATAGTTACAGAAAATGAAACCCATGAAATATATGATGCTGAAACGGGTGAAGGTGTTAAAACTTATACAATAGAAGCTGGAGTATATGGAAGACCTTCCATATATTCTGAAGAATATCCAGAATATACACATGAACAATTTATAGAAATTTTATCTACTAACGAATGGCAGGAAGTTAAAAAAGAGGAATAAAATGTCAGCATTTCAAGGCCCAAATCTCGCATTACAAGATGATTTAGTGATTGCCGTAGATGGTGGGAACGTTAGAAGCACAATGAGACCATTACAATCTTCTAATATTTTACCTAATCCACATGATTGGACCACGGGTAATGATGGTTCATCCGGCTATGGTAGAAATGGTGATGCTGCAGAACAGCTTCGTGCTTGGGTTGATGACGATCCTTGGGGTAGAAGAAGCATTATTTGGAGAACTGTTCCTGATGCAATATCGGGTGCTGATGGTGGTTGGAATTCATCCTCTTACAGTATAGACAGAGCTTATACTTATAGATGGAGTGTTTGGGTCAGAAGACACACAGCAGGCACTGGTGGTACTTTTTATATGGGACTAAACCCTGCTCCTATACGGAATGATACAAACGCTTCTCAAAGCAATCCTTATTTTACCTATCCTGCGCAATCCGATTTAACACAAAACACTTGGTATTTGGTTGTTGCTCATTGTTTTTACGAAGGATATTCTGGTAATAGACATCCCGATTCTGGGTGGTATGAAAATGGTGTAAAAATAGCGGATAAAAGTTATGGTAATGTAGGTCAGCAAGATGTTAGATGGGATCCTACAACAACCACAGCAATCCATAGAACATATCATTATTATACAACCAATACATCATCTGGTTTAGAATTTGCATTTCCTAGATTAGATAAACTTGATGGCACACAGCCTTCTGTGGCTGAATTAATTTCTAACGGTGAATCTGGTTGGAGATATTTAAATTCTAATGGTGTATGTACTTTATATAATGGAATTACCTACAACTCAAGTAATGGAGGTAGTTTAGTTCTAGATGGTACTGATGAATATGTAGAAACTAATTATTCTTCTGGCAATATATATACGCCTAGTTATGAAGCCTGGATTTATGATACAAAAAATAATAGTGGTTATCGTGCAATTATTCAGAATAATCAGGCAACAGATGATGCATTATATATAAACCCAAGTAATTATTTGCATTATTGGCCTTGTTCTTCGTCAACTTTAACTGTACCTTCTAATCAATGGGTTTATGTAGCATTTTCATATAATGGTAATTCATTTACTTATTGTGTTAATGGAACTACACAAACTATATCTGCTGCATGTGAACATTGTACCGACGTTGATTTTATTAGATTTGGTGGTCATGGTTCAGGGGATAGTGAAAGATGGCAGGGCAGACTTGCACAAGTTAAAGTATATGATTATCCGTTGTCAGCAGTACAGATGGTACAAAATTTTAATTCAACACGAAATAGATTTGGCGTCTGATATAAATATTTAAAATATTTTAAGCGAGTATATGTAATGTCAATTAATAGAAATTTATCAAAATTTGTTGCTAAGGCAGATTCCTCAGGTAACATAGACGCACCTGTATTTACAGGTGATGTTACTTTTAATACCAGTACTTTATTTGTTGATGCGACGAATAACCGCGTCGGTATCGGTAATGCAGCTCCCGCACAAGCATTACACGTTACTGGACAAATTATTGCAACAAATGAAATCACGGCCTACTATTAGAGGAGTAACAAGATGGGGTTAATTCCTTCAAGTGGATCTGAGATATCTATGGGTAAGGTCGGTCAGGCTTTTGGGTTGGGAACGGCAGGTACGGTTCAACTAGGTCTTAACGCTACGTTAGGACCAGAATCCAGTTCACCACCAGGCGCTGGTAATACAACGACACTTAGTGGAGAATTTGGTGGTCAAACCACACCAAATGATTATCCATAGGTCTTGACAAGATATTTATAATAGGTTAAATTTAACAGGTTACAACAAATAGGAGTAAGTTATGTCCAAAACAGTAGAAGATTTAATAGCAGCTAACAATGATGCTATTTCACCTTATGAAGATGAGTACATTAAGTACGTAAACATCCACTTCGATAAGAAAGCTCTGTCTGAGCTTCTCTATGAGCTTAAGTACCTTCAAGAGAATGATGAATGGCCAGCTCGACAGGAGTTTTTACAAAAACTTCTTAACAAACACGAACCACTTCATCTTTATAATCTGCTGGTTGATGAACCAGAAACAGCTAGATATGCTATAATCGAAAAGTGGGCTCGACAAGCGGCTATGGAAATTCTTATCTATGACCGATATAGTATAGACACCCTATCCACAATCAGTAGATTTCCTATGGATGATTATAAGATGGTCGTTCGTCGTGTACACGAATTAGTGGGTATGATCAGAGATATAACTTCACAAGCTGTTCCTATTTCTTCTGGTGTTGCTGGGGTATGAGCCAGAATATATTTGATTCTACAAGGTATTCAACGGGTAAAAAGAAAATAGTAGTTTTAATTCCATGTCGAGATACAGTGTTCAGTCTTTTTACGGCGTCCTTAGTAGAAATGGTTAAAGCTACTATAGAAGCGGGACATGATATTCACGTAATGTATGATCAAAGTACGATTCTAGTTTCTCAACGTGAAAAATTAATGTCGGAAGCGATCAGACTAAAAGCTGATTACGCTCTTTGGTTGGATTCGGATATGATGTTTCCCTCGACTACTGCTATTAGAATGATGGCGCATGATTTGCCTGTTGTGTGTTGTAATTACATGAAACGTGCCCTACCCCTCCAGACGGTCGCCTACAAGAAAAGAGGTGATTGGGATAGTTGGTTACCTCTAGAACCTTCAGACAAGTTAGAAGAGGTCGAGGGGATCGGTATGGGGTGTTTCATGGTAAAGCCAGAAGCGATCAAAGATTTACAAAGACCTTTCTTCGAGTTTGAATATTACAAAGGCGATTGGCACGGTGAAGACTTCTATTTTCAAAAGAAACTGAGAGACGCTGGACATAAAATAATGGTAGACATGAACCTTTCATATCAGATTAGACATATCGGTCAGTGGGCATTTGGTCCAAACATTGGAACAAATCAAGAAAAAATTAAAAAAATACAAGAGTCTAAAAAAGAAGATTCTTCTAAGACAGTAACAAAAAGAATCAATAAAAATAAGGTAACGAAAGATGAATGAAACGTGGCTAGCACATAGTGATCTGTTCAATAAACATTGGATCATAGAAACTAAACCTTGGGTTAGATCTTTAGGTTGGTTTGAAGATTTTGTTGAAATGGTAAAGTCTTCTAAGGGTTGGGTTCAGTTGGGTGACCATGAACTTACACCTATGGATTATATTAATATTGTTGATGCAGTTGATGCAGAGAAAAAACTATATCATTATAAAGATGGTGATTGGGCTCACATTGAGATTCCGTTGGTGTTTGTAGTTTCTCAAGGAGAAAACCAAACCATCGTTGGTTGGGCTGGATCAAAAGAAACGTTAGAAAAATGGAAAAAGGAAAGCGAGAACCCGTGGGATTGGCCCGAAAAGGTTGTTGCCGAATGTGTTCCTTTGGTCGCTTTACATATGATGGAACAACGTATGGAGCGTTCAGAAGAACGTCCTATTCCTGTATTCTTTGCTTCCAATGGAGAAAGTAATGCAGACGAAAATTGGGAACATTTAGTTAAGATGGTTCCTTGGGCTATGCGAATGGATAACATTTCTCCAAGAAGAAAAATGTTCCATCGTTGTGTTGATCTATGTGGCCACCACGATCAGTTCTTCGTGGTCACAGGAAAGAACTTTCTTACAGATAGATCAGTGTTTAATTTCCCTGTAAGTGATTTTAGAGGAAAACACGTTGTGTTCCAAGCAAAGAATATGAGTAATCGTCTAGAGTATGGTCACATGGGTATCGTATGTTATGACAAAGAACTTGTGCTAAGTACACCAGAAAACTTTGGATTGGATTTCACAGGATATAGTCCAACTGAATTGATTCCAAGAACCGTTAGTGAAGCTAGATTTGCTACTACACCATTTGAAGCGTGGAGAACTGCGTTCCGTGAGTGTGTAAAGTTGACACTTAACTATGATAAAAATTCTAAGAAGTGGTTAGATCGTTGGTTAGCGTTTGCCGAAGGTGACAATAGTGATTGGGTACTCAAGGGTGCTGAAGATGGACATCAATTTGCAGAAGCAAACAGAGAAGATAGAACCTTACTAAGAAAGTCTGAAAATTGGGATTGGTTGAGGGATAGATTTGAGATGGAATATCATGTCTGATGAAAAAAATGATACTCTTTTAATTGAAACTAAACGAATTATCCAGTGGATGAATTCAATCCGTGATTCTAGGGAAGAAATTAGATTTAGATTATTAGAAAATTTTTGGGATAGTCAGATTAGAAGTAAATCGTGGTTAATAAATACCACTAAAAAATTATTTCCAGAATTATCTGGAAATGTTTATGTTATGGGTGGTTGGTATGGAATTTTAGCACAATTAATAGTTGATAATTTTCCTACCAAAGTTTTTACAATAGATAAAGATCCATTTTGTGCTCTACAGGGAGTTTCGTTGTGTAATTATGACGAAAAAATAAATTTCATTACTACCAATATGGAAAATTTTACAAATTACATTAATCCACAGTTGATAATCAATACTAGCACAGAACATATAGAACAAAATATTTACGATCAATGGATACATAATGTTCCTGACGGAACTCCTGTAATTTTACAGGGAAATAATTATTTTGAATGTTATGATCATATTAGATGTTATAGAAATTTGGATAGTTTTAATGAAAACAATTCTTTAGGAGAAATACTCTGGTCGGGGAAGCTTGAATGTATGAAAGAAAGTGGAATTTATCACAGGTTTATGACAATAGGATATAAATAATGGCAAAAGGACAAGCAATACAATCGTTTAAAAATGTTAAAAAACAATTAGATGTAATAAGTCCATCAATGTGTGTAGCAAAATGGCATCAAGTAACAATTCATTTGGGAAATGGAACAACACATAGTTGTCACCACCCAAGAGTTCACACCATTCCACTTGATGAATTGAAAGATAATCCGTCTGCTCTTCACAATACGAACTATAAGAAACAATTACGTAGACAGATGTTAACCGGAGAACGTCCAACAGAATGTGATTATTGTTGGAGAGTTGAAGACACCCCACAGAGTGAAGACGGTGGTGAATTGTTTAGTGATAGAATTGTTAAAAGTTCTGAGCCGTGGGCCCTTCCTCATTTATCCCAAATTCAGAGTATGCCTTGGGACACAAATGTAAACCCATCATATGTTGAGGTTGATTTTGATACAACTTGTAATTTCAAGTGCGCTTATTGTTCTCCATTTTATTCGACTACATGGATGCAGGAGATTAAAAAACATGGTCCTTATGAACTACCAACCCTTAATTTCAATGTAATTGATCGTGTGGAAAATGAAGGTCTGCCCATATTACAATCAGAATATAACCCATATATCGAAGCGTTTTGGAAATGGTGGCCCGACGCGGTTAGACATATGCATACTTTTAGAATTACTGGGGGAGAACCACTCTTAAGTAAGAACACATTTAAAGTATTAGATTATCTTATTGAAAATCCACAACCACAACTGGAATTCAATGTAAATACAAATTTAGGGGTTCCCAAAGAAATTATAGACAAATTTATTGAAAAGATGAGTATCATTCAAGAAAATAGAGCTGTTAAAAATTTCAAGTGTTTTACAAGCAATGAAGCCCATGGCAAAAAAGCTGAATATATTAGGTTTGGTTTGAACTATGATTATTGGTTAGGTAATGTAGATAGAATTTTGAGTGAAGTACCTTACAGTCAAGTTACGTTAATGTCAACTTACAATCTTTTGTCGGTTACCACATTTACAGATTTCTTACGGGATATGTTTGAACTTAAACAAAAATATGTTTATAAAATGAAATCTGATAGAGGATTTAATGTTCCGTTGAGTGTAGATATTCCCTATCTAAGATTTCCTCCCATGTTATCTGCTTGGATTTTAACAGAAAACTTCTTACCTTATGTAGAAGAATCGGTATCATTCATGTATAGACATCAACAGGTTAGTGAGTGGTTCGCTTTAGCAGGATGTGGGTTTTATGAACATGAAATCCACAGAATGGAAAGACTGTATTTCTTGATAAGAGAACAAATGGGAATTGATAAACCCCAAAATATAGAACAACGAAGAAATTTTGCAGCATATATTGATGAATATGATAAGAGAAGAGATACTAATTTTCTTGAAGTATTTCCTGAATATGCAGGGTTTTATTATTTTTGTAGAGATGCATCGTGAATGGAGTAAATTATTGGAAACCACATTTTTCGGATCTAAATATATTTGATACGATTTCATTACATGAATTATTATATCGTATTTACTCAACGTTACTAGAATTTGGTCAGTGGGAAACGGGAAACTTAGTTTATTACAATAAAAAATATAAAAATATAAAGGTAATGCAAGACCTATACCTCAAATTTAATAAGATTGGTAACAACCATCAGATATGTTTATATCCTAATGGTCAACCATTATTTAGAAATAAATACACCGACAAACAAATTGGTTCGACTTGTAATTATCAGTGGAGAGATTTAGCAATAAAACCACCATTTGAACATTTGTGTTTATATGAACATTACTTTGTTCCGTTGATTAATGATGAAATAGAAAAAAATTTTTTATATTTTACAATTCCAAATGACGTAATTGTAAATTATATGCACTCTACTTCTAATATAGATGATGATGGAAATTATTGGAGTATGGAAATTTCCAGAAAATTTATCAGTGAAATAAAAGATTGGAATGATTTACAAGAAATAGAAAATAAGATAGATGAATTTGATAAAAAATATTTAAATTGGAATTGGGATTTTCCAATATTGGGATTCAGAACAATGTTACAAAATGGTCTAGTGTTTCCAAATACAAATTTTTTTACTACAAAATTTTTAGTGAATGGAATGCATAGGTTGTTCATGTGTGGTATGAGTGGAAATGATTATCCCATATTAACACAAATTCCTAGAAATAAAAAACAATTTAGTTTACAAAGTGTGGGGAATAATTTTAAAAATAGTAATGGAATGGATAGTTTTCTTATAGTAAATTTTGACCTAGACAAAAAAACATACCAGTTAACTTTGGATGATAATACTGGAGGGACAAATCAAATTATTTCGGAAATAATTTTATGATTAAATTGATACTTTGCGATGGGGATAGTTGGACCGCTGGTGACATGATTGATCCAACAATAGATACAACTAATGTTAATGACGAAAGAAACGATGATTATAGATTGTCAAAATTGTGGCCAAATGATTTAGAAAAATTATCAAACATTCCTGTGCTAAATATTGCTCGAGCCGGCAGTTCTAATGACGGTGTGTGTAGAAGAATAATTGATAACATAAATTATTTTTTAGAAGAGGAATTATATTCTCCAGAAGAATTATTTGTCATAGTGGGGTGGTCTTCCCCCGAACGAAAAGATTTTTATTACACATCAATAGAACACACAGGGTGGGAAACATTATACCCATCTTTTTTTGAATGTACTATTAACACAAAGAAAGATATACAAGATTTTTACAAAACATATATACAATATTTTTGGAACCAAGCGGAATTTATTACTAGACATATACAACAAAACTATTTGTTACATTATTTTTTGAAAGATAAAAATATCAAACATATATTTTTTAATGCGTTTTACGAGTGTAAATTTGATTTAGAAAAGACTCCGTATGAAATGAGTGTCGATAATGATTTTGTGGGTATTTTTTATAAGTCAGATTTGATGGATGACTTAACAGGACAGGCTTCTATAAATAAAAGTACAGTAAAAAATTTTAGCAAACTTTACGATCAAATTTTTATAAAAGGATCTTTTAGAAATCATATTATGACATTGATGGAAAACGGACATGATAATTTATTTGAACCAGATCAACATCACCCAAACAGAGAGGGTCATAAAATTTGGGCAAACGTTGTTTACAATCACATAAAGGATGTTATATGAATAAAGCTCTAATAGATAAGTTTAATCAAACTGATATGCATAATATGTCGTCGTATGTTAGACAAATATACAATGCAGTAGATGACGAAGAGTATATTCCAGAACAAGATAATCATGGTGATTGGATGTTTAGACCCTTGTTTAGTCAGTCTAGTATGCCAGATATAATAAATATGAATACGGTAAGACGGGTATTATCAGATGAACAATTTTTTTATTTTGTTACTACTCATTACAATCAAGAGTTGTGGTCTAGAAATATAGATGTGATTCCATCTCACATATTAGATGCGGTTAGACATGATAAATGTAAATTAGTTTTTGACAATACATTAGAAGGGAAAACAATTAAAGATGACGACTTTTTGATTCCATTTTATAATAGTATTGATGAACTAAATTTACCACCAAAAAATATATATTTTGTTACTAATAATTTGTTAGCAGAAAAACAACACATGGAGTGGTTACAAACAACAAATAGAAAAAGTCATATCAATGTAATTTCTTATATGTATAATGTGGGTGATGTTAAGAGATTGATTCATTTAAATCATTTGCCTAGTCGGGTATGTATTGATGAAGAAATAGATTATAAAACAAAAAATTTACATACAATAAAACCATTTTTAAAAATAAACAGAACTGGTCGGCCTGAGCGAGATGTATTTATGTTGTTTTTAAATAAAGAAAGATTGTTAGATAAATGTTTGATAAGTTTTCCAAGGATGTTTGACGAACCTTTAGACGCGTTCACACAATTTTCACAGTATTTAGAGGAAGATAATATTGTTAATTTACGATCAAAAATACCTTTTGATATAGATCATACCGATGAAACCAATCATGGCCCAGGCGGCGTGGGGGTGGGCTTCTTTAACGCTGACTTGCCATTCAACCCAGTTCATTACAGAAATAGTTTTATTAGTATAGTAATGTGTGCGTTTCCTTTTGAAAATGATTCCATGCATATGCATAGTTCTACCTTCAATCCCATTTATTGTGGTCACCCAATAATACAATTTGGTCCATATAAATCTCTATCAATATTACGAAATTATGGTTTTAAAACATTTTATAATTGGTGGGATGAGGGATATGACGACATAGAAGATCCGTGGGACAGATTACGTGAGGTAATAAGGGTTGTGTGTGAAGTTTCTCAAAAGAGCAACGAAGAATTGTTAGAGATGTATGTTGAGATGAAAGAGGTTTTACAACATAATGTAAATGTTATAGCTAATTTTGATGTTGACAGTGAATTAAAAATGAGGTTATTAAATGAACCATAAATATTTTAATGGAAAATTTACTCTAATTTTGGGCGAGGAAGTAGACAAAAATTTATTAGGCACTCTTCCAAACAATTTTATAGTTTACACAATAACGCCGGAGTTAACATTTGAAAAAATTTGTTTTGATATTAAAAAATATGAACTAGACAAAGACGAGATATTTAATGGACATATTATATTAAATAATAATACCGATGTTTCTTTTGATTTTCTAATAAAACTTCCATTAGATGATAACAGCTTATATTGTAATGATTTTAAACATACTCCGTATTTTAATGTAGATGGTATACCGTCAGGTGATAGTGAAATAGAAATATGTTATGCTAAAGATGATTTATTATATTGTGGTAGTTTTGTATTATGGATTTTAGCACAAAGAAGACGACCCAAAAGAACAAAAACATTATATGAACTATGTAGATTTCACAGAATACGGTTGAGAGAAATATGAAAATAGCAGTATGTATGAGTGGTCAATTAAGAGAGTGGGCCCGAGCCAAAGAAAATCAAAAGAAATTTTGGCAAATGGGAGAACACACGGTTGATTATTTTATTCACACATGGACAACTAGTGCAGATAGAACTGGTGGGTCTACACATGATTATTTAGAACGAACTATATCCGAGGGGGAATTTTCAGAATTTATTAATTGGTATGAACCAAAAAAAATTATATTTGATCCCAAACCAACAAAATTTTTTTATGAAAATGATCATTGGATGTGTTTGTTTTATAGTATGGTTCAGTCGTTTATGTTAAAAAAAGAATATGAACTAGAAACAAATACTGAATATGACATTGTTATCAAAACAAGACCAGATTTAGTTTTTGATCCAGATTATAATTTTTCAAATTTATATTTGATAGATGGTTTTTTATATACTACACACATGGGAGAATTACAATTTGAATGTAACATGATAAATGTTAATGATACCTGTTTTTACGCAAATTCTTATACCATAGATATTTTGATAAATTTATATAACTATAGACAAAAAACTATACACGAATTTTCTAAATTTAAAAATGATAGACACGGTTATTTAAATTATCAACTTATGGGTCCAGGCGTACAAATGGGAGAATATTGTAGAGACTATGGACTAACACCTCATAGTATTCAATTTACTCACGCATCGTGGATGGATACGATTTTAAGAATGGGAGCACCAGAAATAGATTTATCAGATCCAAAAGAGTTTAAAAAAATTAGGAGATATTTTAATGAATGGTATTCTAAATAATCTTATAACCGGAGAAAAATTTCAATCTTTATGTGATCATCATTTGAGCATAGAAGAATTTATGCCGTATGAATTGTATCCTTCTGATAAACACATAGATGTAACAAAATTTGATTTCGATAACTTTAATAATCTATCGTGGGTTCATGTTAATAATAATTTGGTAGATGATCTCATACCAGAATTATCTCATATTGATATGTATGATATTTTGTCAAAATTTGTCAATCCTTTTAATTTGATTTTACATAATAATGATGCTTCATTTTCTGATTATCAATTACGTTATTTTGATATACCAAATTGTAAAAAAATATATGCACAAAATGTAATAACATACGATAACAGAGTTGTTCCTTTGCCCATAGGTATTGCAAATAATTGTTGGGAGTGGGGAAATCTTGATTTGTGGAAAAGATTAGAAATACCGAACCACAAAGAAAATTTTGTTTATTTTAATTTTACTGTGGAGGGTGGGTGTAGAGATGTTAAACGTCCAAGTTGTTATGAAAGTATATCTTCTCAACAAATACCTTGGGTGGAAAATAAAACACAATTTGAATATATAAAAAGTTTATCTACATATAAATTTTGCATATGTCCAGAAGGAAATGGTATAGATACTCATAGACTATGGGAATCTTTATATTTAAAAACAGTTCCGATAGTTGACAGAAGTGCTAATACAGAATATTTTTCAAAAATTTTTCCGATGGTATTGGTTGATGATTGGAAAAATTTTGATGTGTCCATTCTACAAGACAGTTATGATAATTATAATTGGGACAATTACTATTTGTTAGATTTTAATAATTTTTGTAGAGAGTTTGGGTTATGAGATTAATATGTTTTGGAGATAGTTTTACTCAGGGTGAAGGAACAAATCATTCTGTTACCAATACATTAAGTTATGGAGAACAACAAAAATATGAGAGATCTCATGCATGGCCTAAATATTTATCTGATTTGTGTCAGGTGGACTATGTAAATTATGGAGAAACGGGTAGCTCCAACTATAGAATTTTTAACAATATATTTGAAATGTATTCTAAGTTTAAAATTCGTTCAAATGATGTAATAATAATAGCGTGGAGTTCGCCTCTTCGCGATCATTTGCCATTCTTTCCAAATTTGTTTTCTAGGAATGGTCCCATTGGATTGTCATGGTCACTAAAAGAACTAGCCGCTATAGTGGATCATTCTCATCCATTCACAAGATATTTTACTGACGACGATCCTGTGATCAAACAGTATGTATTAGATGACATGACCCCTTTCATGAAAAGATATTTCAATTTTTATCTTCAAAACTTACATGACGAAAGTTATTATAAAAAATTAAATACTAATTACATTTGTTTATTACAAAAATATTTTGCAGAAAAAGAAATCAAACTTTTTATGTTTGATGCTTTTGAAAATTTAAATTTTGATAATGTTTTGGTAGACACCTCTAAATATTTTCAAGAAAAAACTTTGTATGATTGGATAGACGAACAACACGACGATACTTTTTTTGAAGATAAAAATTTTATAAATATTAATATAAACAATCATCTACATCCTAGTGAATTGGGTCATCAACTAATAGCTAAAAACATTTATAATATCATACATGAAAAACTATAGAATAGCATTTTGTTTTTACGGCCAAACCAGAGTTTCTGATGTTATAAACCTATGGTTTAAACAGGTAGAAAATGAATATGATTTTTTTATTTCTACTTGGGATGATGGAGATTCTAGAAAACTTGATCTAAATTTTACAGATAAACAACTTTTGAATTTTAGCGAAACAGAAAATAAATTACAAAATTTACATCTGGGAGATAGTTCACCGACATATCAAACTTATTTGATAAATCAAGTTATTACTTTGAAAGAAAAATATGAAACCCTACATAATTTTAAATATGATTTGGTTATAATATCTCGTACTGACTATGTGTTCGACTTAGATCATCTAAGAACAGAACTTAACAAATTATTAACTCTTAAAGAGTTTAATAAACCTATATTTTCAATGCAAACTAAACTGGAAATATATGAACGTAGTTTAGTAATGTCAGATCCAATTTTGTTTATAGCAAATAATTCGGCATCTAAATTATTTTCACAATTATTTAACGATTTATTTGTATCTAGAATGGATTTGGAATTAAATTTTAATTTTGTAGCCGGAGCACATCATGTAATTGGATTTTTCTGTGCGTATTATAATTCCATAGTGTTGGTAAATAATATACTGGGTTGGTTAATTAGACCACACATTTTACATTCTACTTTTAAAAAAAATTATAAATTATCATATTCTGAATTGAATAAAATATTAGGAACAGAAGAAGAGCGTTGGATACTTGAAAACAAGTGGAAAAAATAATGAGGGTTATACATGATGCGTTACAATAGAATTATAGTGACTGGGTGTAGTTTTGTTGATGGTGGTCATTTATATGGAACTGGATTTCATCAAGATCATTTTATGATACATCTACAAAGAAAATTAAAAATTCCTTGTGACGAGCGGCCTTCTAATCAAAATAATTTAGCAAAGAATGGCGCTTCTAATGATTATATTACTAGAGTATTAACATCTTGGTTAATTAAAAATAAAACTAATGTTAAAAATACACTTTTTATTGTAGGATTGACAGAACTTTCTAGAATTGAATATTATGATAATGTTGGTAAACAATATAGAACATTTTGGTCCCATGAACCAATAGATACGGGGTGGTTCCCTGAATATTGGGAACAAATTTTTTCGGGTGTATTAGATAAAAATAAATCAAGAGAATGGAATACTAATTTATATAAATATACGTATGATGAATCCGTCAGAGCGGATGAATTATATTTAAAATTATTAATGATACAAAATTTTATACAAATGAATGGGGGAAACATGGTAATTTTTAGTTCCTTGTGTCCACAACTTCCTAATAAGGAACATTTTAATTATATGAAAATAACAGAAAATGATTTTACATGGAGTCAATATATTCGTAGAAAATATGGTTGGGAGGAGAATGATCACAACCCTCCCACAGAAACTTTTATAGATAGTTATGTAACCCCATGTATGCATCCCGGCCCATTAGCTAACAGAGAACTTGCCGATAAATTATATAATTATATCCTCACAAATCTGATTTTAAAGAAATGAAAATAGCGGTTTGTATATCTGGGTTGATTAGATATTGGAATGAAACATATCCATTATTTGAATATTGGAATACGTTATACCAAAATAGAGTTGAGTTTGTATTTTTCTTGTCAACTTGGACAGGGCACAAGTGGTATGAAAAAGATAGGTTCGGAGAACTAGACTTGAAAGATCATGATTATTCTAACTATAAGTTCATAACAGATTTTTCTTTACACACAGAAGCCGAAGTTAATTTTCCAGAACACATGAGATTACCTAATAGTTTCCTTAGAGCATATGCTATGAAGCAGGTTCAGACATTAAGAAAAAATTATGAAGATAAAAATGATATGTTGTTTGATTCGATTCTTCAGATCAGAAATGATATGTTTATTAATAAAGATATTTTAGATAAATGTGTTAGGATTTGTATAAAACAACCGTATTATTTACAACATAAAGTAGTAATGACTCCAGGCGGAACAAATATCAGAGGTTCAGATTTACAACATTTAGCAGTAGATGATGATAATTTTATTTTTAGTAATTCTAAAAGTATGAATATTATTATGAATTTATTTGATTCTTTGCCAACACAACAGTATCATGGTTGTCATCATGGAGAAGCTGAATTTTATTTTAAAAATGGAATCACTAATTTATCTCTTAATATAGCACCACTCTTGTTCAGAGAAGGTAGGTTAAGAAAACATGGTAGGCCCACACCTCAGACTATGAGAGAATTATTAGATACCAAAGGTGTTAAATGGATTTATGAACAAAATGTTAGTATGTTACAGGATACTTATTGGAAATTTGGACCATGAATAAACAAGAATTTTTACAACATAGACGAAAACAGGAACAAGATTTTTTTGAAAAATTGGATAATAATAACCCATTAAATTCTATACTAACTGTAGAAATAAACACAACCGAACTCTGTAATAGAACTTGTGTTTTTTGTCCAAGGTATGATAAGAATGTGTATCCAAATCGTAATTTAAATATGACAGTAGAAACGGCGGAGACAATTGCTGTAAATTTAAAACAACATGATTATGTTGGAAAAATTTCTTATAGTGGATATAGTGAAAATTTTTTAAATAAAAAATTTTTAGAAATAATACAAACTATGCGTAATCATTTAAAAGATAATTTGTTTGAATGTAATACCAACGGTGATTTTTTAAAAAAAGATAATGTAAATAAAGTATTTGAAAGTGGGTTAGATTTACTTTACATAAATTTATACGACGGAATTCATCAGATTGAAAAATTTGATGAATTGTTAAAAGATATAGATTCTTCAAAATATAAATACAGAGCGCATTATTCTCAAGAAGATTATGGATTGTTTGTAAACAATCGTGGTGGAAATATAGATTGGTTGGGGTTTGACGAAAGTGATATTGAATCTCTCAAGGGTAAACCATGTTATTATCCATTCTATAAATTGTTTGTTGATTGGAACGGAGACGTATTGTTTTGTTCTAATGATTGGGGTAGAGAAATAATCGTGGGGAATCTTCTTAAACAGACATTAGAAGAAGTGTGGTTTGGGGAAAAAATGTATGAGATAAGAACTAAATTAATGAAGGGAGACAGAAGTTTTAGTCCGTGCCAAAGTTGTTCAGTTAATGGTCAATTGTTTGGTGAGACAAGTTTTAATATAATAAAGGAATATTATGAGAGTAGCAATAACGGGTCACACTAGTGGACTAGGAAAAGAATTGTTTACTAGATTTGAAAATGTTGTGGGATTTTCTCGTAGTAATGGATTTGATATCACAGATATAGAAAAAAGAAAAGATATAATTTCAAGTATAAATGAATGTGATGTTTTTATTAATAACGCACATGAACCATTCTTCCAGACTATTCTTTTAGAAGAAATATTTAAAGAATGGAAATTTGAAAAAAAAACAATTGTTAATATTATTAGTAGAAGCAAATATCCAAACATATCTAAGGGTTTTTTATATTCGACTTCTAAAGCATCATTGAGTCATTTATCAAATAGTTTACGATTTGTTAGCGACAAAAAATGTAGAATAATTGATATAAATGCCGGGCTGTTAGATTCTAATATGCCTAGCTTGACTTATAAAGAACTTTGTGATATTATTATTTGGTCAATAAATCAACCATTTCATATTGAAATAGGAGAAATATCTGTGTGGAACACAACTCCATATAAGATAGTTTCTGAAATGAAAGATGAACTTAGAAAATATTGAATATTTGGTGGTAAATGGATGTAGTTTTTCCTATGGCGCTTGTATGTATGTGGAAGATCCTAAATTACAGACGAATGAAATTACTTCATTAATGTATGAAAATAGATTTTCAAGAAAACTGGCGGAGAAATTAAATTGTGAAGACATAAATTTATCTCAGGCAGGAGGTTCTAATGATCGAATGTTTAGAACTACATTTGATTGGTGTATACGAAATCATGATAAAGTAAAGAAAAGTTTATTTGTGTTTGGGTTAACTGCTCTTTCTAGAATAGATTTATTTTCTAAACAAAGAAAAAAACATTATCCGTTTCTTCCACAACTTCAAAACCCAGAGGGAGTCTCCGCACAACTAGACTATATTGGTTGTTCTGCGAAAGAATACCATCAGTGGATAGAATTTCATTTTAAATATTTGTATGATAACAGAGTTGCAAGTAATACACTCAGAAGAAACTGTGTGTTATTTCAAAATTATTTACCTAATGTAATATTTTTTGATGCATTAGGACATGGATTGACTAAAGCATATTCTATGGGCATCAATTATTTTACATTCTCTGATCACCCTGAAGACGAATCTTGGCAATCTTTTATGAAAATTCAAGGTCATCCTAACCAAGAACAACATCATACAATGGCAGATTTATTATATGAACACATTACGCAAACAAACCATTGACAAACTTTTACGGAATAATTATATTAGTATAACTAAAATAGGAATGGTTACATGATAAATGTTTACGTGGGGTATGATAGTAGACAAAACTATACCCCTAATTTTGGCAGAATTAAAAACCCTTGTTATGAAGTCTGTAAAGCCTCCATATTAAACTACAATCGGAATGTATCTATACATCCAATTGTGTTAGATGATTTGATTCAACGGGGCCTCTACTATAGAGAACTAGATCCACTAGCTTCCACGGAATTTACATACAGTAGATTTCTGACTCCTTTTTTGAATGACTATAAAGGCATAGCTATATTTTGCGATTCTGATTTTTTGTGGAATTGTGATATAGAAGAGTTGTTGGAATACTATGATGACAATTATGCAGTAATGTGTGTTCAACACGACTATACACCAAGAACAGATACTAAAATGGATGGGTATGCCCAAACAACATATCCAAGAAAAAACTGGTCGAGTCTAATGATGTTTAATTGTGAACATCCCGATATCAAAAACTTATCGGTAACTGCTGTCAATACTCAGAGTCCAAAATATTTACATCGAATGGAATGGACCAGTGATGTTGGTTCTATACCAATTACATACAATTATTTAGAGGGTGATTATGAATATTTGAAAGATCCAAAGGTTGTTCATTTTACGAACGGTGGTCCTTGGCATGAAACGTGGCAGGGAGATTATGGTGAAATGTGGATATCCCAATATGAAAATATACTAAGTAAGAAAAAGAAATTTTTAGTAGATATTGATGGAACTATTTGTAAAGAAGAAGGTCCGGTTGTGGATAGGATTCCTTATATGGATAGAATTGAAAAAATAAATAAATTGTATGATGAGGGCAACACGATTGTATATTGGACCGCTAGAGGACTGTCCTCTGGTCGAGGAGAACCATATTATCGCCCAATTACAGAAAAACAATTAAAGGGGTGGGGTTGTAAATATGATGAATTATTTTTTAAACCGGCTAATGCCGATTATTTTATAGATGATAGAGCAATAAATTCTGAAGATTTTTTTGAATGAAAGGTATTCTACCTAATGGTTACGAGGAGAGTTTAATGAAACAAGAGTTTAATATTCTAATACCTATGGCAGGCAGAGGTTCTAGATTTGAAGAAAAAGGTTATACTGATAGAAAACCATTTATTGATATAAATGGAAAACCAATGATACATCGTGTAATTGAAAATCTAAATATAGAATTTGATGCTAATTATAAATTTATATTAGTTTGTTTGCGAGAAGATTTTGAGAGATATAATTTTTCCGAATTCAAAAATGTTATAGGACACGAATCTTATGACATCATTTGTTTAGATGATGTAACACAGGGTGCCGCTCAAACTATACTAACCGCAAAACATTTAATCGACAATGAAACTCCGTTGTTAACCATGAATTCAGATCAAATGATTGAATACGATGTTGAAACAATGTTTTGGAAAGCTAAAGAATACGATGCGATGATTCCTTGTTTTTACGGAGAAGGTAAAGCCTGGAGTTATGCAAAAACTGGTCCAGATGGATATGTAACAGAAGTGGCCGAAAAGAAACAAATATCTAACCAAGCTACAGCCGGATACTATTACTGGTCAAGGGGAAGTGATTTTGTAAAATACGCCGAACAAATGATAGAAGAAAATGATAGGACCAACGGAGAATTTTATGTAGCTCCGGTTTATAATTGGGCTATAAAAGATAACAAAAAAGTAGGAACATTTATGGTGACTAAAATATATCACTTAGGAACACCAGAATATTTAGAACAATTTTTGAATTATACTGGAGTATAACATGAAACCCATAACTTATGCATATTTAGAAACTACAAATTATTGTAATTTAAATTGTAGTTTTTGCAACAGAAATGAAGTAATTGGGCCCTTGAAACATATGTCTTTAGATAATTGGGAAAAACTACTCAATGGAATAAAACATCATCCAATAAGAGAAGCTAAGTTAATGGGAATGGGTGAACCTATGCTTCATCCACATTTCGATGAAGTGTGTAGGATGTTCAAAGAAACCTTTCCCGATTCTAAATTAATTGTTGCAACCAATTGTCAATATAATATAAAAGAGGGTAGTGAATTCAGAAGAAAATTTCAGGAATGTATGAAATACATTGATCTGTTATATTTTTCTATTGATGGTTGGGGGGAAAGTTATGAACGAGATAGGTCACCTGCGAAATGGAGTAAGTTAATAAATTTTCTAGATCAATTTAAAACTATAGATAGATATGATTGTAATCCTGTAGTTAATTATGTTGTTAATGCTTATAATATATACGATATTGAAAAAGTACAACAATTACAAATTGAGAATAATCTTGGAGAACTAAGACTTAACATGGCTCAACTCTGGGATGCGGACTCTACCATAAAAGATAATATAGCAACTTCTGGTTATAAACAAGAGGATTTAGATTACCTACGAGATAATTGGAGTGCTCATATTAAAGGTAAATCTAAGTGGGATTTCGAAGATTGTTTTTGGGTGAAAGAAGGTCTTTATACAACCGTAGAGGGTCATGTTAAATTGTGTTGTATGAACACCGGCGCAAAACCATTTGGCAATTTATTTGAACAATCAATTGATGAAGTTAGACTAAGTGAAGATTATCAAAATGTTAAACTGGGGTGTGATACTAATAATCCAACTTCACATTGTATTAATTGTTCATATAAAGAGTTGGTTCCTATGTTAGATTATCTTGGAGTCAAGAATGTTTAAGTGGTTCGTCAATCTGTTACAGAGATATAAAAGACATAGAGAATTTAAAAAGAAGCTAAAAGAAATACAAAAACGAGATCCTTTTATTTACAAATGAAAACACATTTAAAATATATAGAACGAATATTCGATTACACAGACAAATCAAAATATGATTATGTTTTGAATCAATCTGAACGTTCTGAAAATATTCCAGATATTTTTTTCAATAACTTTATACACAGTTTGACTCAAAAAGATTTTATGTATTATCCTAATACAAAAAAATTTAAAGACAATTTGTGTGAGTTTTACAATGTTGATATAGATAATTTATTTTTATGTGATGGATCAGATGTAGGCATAAAAGCTATATTCGAAACATTTGTGGACGCTGGAACTGTAATTAGTTCCTATCCGTCGTTTCCAATGTTTAAAATTTATTCAGAATTGTATAATTGTAAATTTATTGGTGTTCAGTATGGTGCGGATAACAAATCAACATCAGTTGATGATTTGTTAAAACAAATTAATAATCAAACACAATTGATTATTTTAGCTAACCCAAACAGTCCAATCGGTGATTATAAATTATTTGAAGAAATCAAACCCTTGTTGGATACAGAAATTCCAGTTTTAATTGATGAGGCTTATATAGAATTTACCGATCATGAAAGTTTAGTAAATCGGGTGAACGATTATCCAAATTTGTTGGTGACTAGAACATTTTCCAAAGCATTTGGAGCCGCCGGGGTTCGTGTTGGTATGGTTTTTTCTAATAAAAATTATATCAATTTAGTTTCTAAGTTCAGACAGATGTATGAGGTGTCTGGCGTATCAATGAAATATTGTCAATTTTTATTAGACAATTATGGTTTGGTTGAAAAATACATTAATGATGTTAAAATTGAGAGAGAAAAGGTATTATCTTTGTTATCTAATTTTGATACAATAGGAAGTCAGACCAATTGGATACATTTCAATACTCATGATGACAATATTAGAACCCAAATGTTGTTTGATAAACATAAAGTATTGACAAAATATTGTTCCATTCATCAAGATGATTTTAGAAAGAATTGGTGTCGTTTAACAATTCAACCAAATTTATCTGAACAACCATTTTTCAAAGAGTTATTATATGATAACATGGGGAATATCGGCAAACAGTCATGATGCTGCTATAACGGTTACACAAGAGGATCAAATACTATTCGCTTCTCAAAGTGAAAGATATTCTAAGGTTAAGAATGATCCACATTTGAATCCTAGATTGTTAGAAGACGCTTTATACTATGGTAAACCAGATTATATTGTTTGGTATGAAAAACCTTGGTTAAAAACTTTACGACAATTGAGATCTGGTCAGGGATTGATAAACAATAATCCCCATTCCTATATGTCAAAGTATGGAATACACGCTCCAATTAAAACCGTTAGTCACCACGAAGCACACGCATCTGCTGGATACTTTACTTCCAAGTTTAAAGACGCCGCTATACTCATTGTAGATGCTATCGGTGAGTTTGACACCACAACCATCTGGTCAGCACAACAAACCGAACTAAGGAAACTTTATAGTTCAACTTATCCACATAGTTTAGGTTTGTGGTATTCTGCAATGACACAGAGGATTGGTCTTAAACCAAATGAAGAAGAATATATCTTGATGGGTATGGCCGTTTATGGTGATCCGTGCAAATATTTGGTAGAGATTGAACAAGAATTTTTCCAATCTGGTGATAATCTAAAACTCAAACACAATCTACATCGTGGTTGTATGTGGTGGAAACCAGAATTAAATAGTGAACAAGACAAATATGATATCGCAGCCGCTACACAATACATATACTCTCATCAATTTTATAAGTTATTGAAAAAAACAAAACAATTGGTGGGTGGAGACAATTTAGTATTGGGTGGTGGTTGTGTTTTGAATTGTTCCGCAAATACAATAGCTACAAATGTATTTAAAAATGTTTGGATTATGCCAAACCCAGGCGATGCAGGAAATAGTTTAGGTGCAATTGCCGCCGCGGAAAAATCATTCTTGGATTGGAAAGGACCATATCTTGGTTACAACATAGAAGGGAAATACCCCACCGAACAATTGGTGGATAAACTACTTACGGACAAGATAGTCGGTGTGGCTAATGGTAGAGCTGAATTTGGACCCAGAGCATTAGGACATAGAAGTTTATTAGCCGATCCAAGGGGGGTTGACATAAAGGACAAAGTTAACGACATTAAACGTAGACAAAAGTTTAGACCATTTGCTCCGTCCATACTTCAGGAACACGCAAGTGATTACTTTGACATGAATACCGAACATAGTCCGTATATGCAATATGTGGTCAAATGTAAAAAGCCAGAAGAGTTTCCGGCCATCGTTCATAAAGATGGAACGTCAAGAGTGCAAACGGTCAGTAAAAACGACTCACCAGAGTTTCATAAGTTCTTAACTAATTGGTATCAAGAAACAGGATGTCCAATGGTTCTTAACACAAGTTTGAATATCAAAGGTCAACCAATAGTTAATGATGATAATGATGCTCAACAATTTGTAAATAGATATGGAGTGGATGTGTTGTGAGTGGTCTGTTAATAACAATGGGTGACAGTTGGACATATGGCCAAGGTTCTTCCAATGGATTATCGTGGGGCGATTATGTTTCTTCTGCATTAAGTTATGATTTTATAAACTTGGGGATTAGAGGCAATTCCAATTCTGGTGCAGCTAAGACATTGATCACAAAAAAACATGAAAATTTAAAAGAAAAATATGATGACGTAATTGTAATTTTTTTATTGACTGATCCAATACGATTTAGTTTTTATAGTAATACACACATTAGAAATTTTTCCATCTCTCACAACGAAGATTTTTTCAAATGGTATGTTTCTGAGGTAGTTTCTGTGTTACAATTAGATCCAATGCAAGAAACTGCCTTTTATTTAAAATGTGTAGAGAATTTTTGTAAATTACACACTTATAAATTTTATTATGCTATGGCCTTTAATGATGTAGAAGATCTTAATGTCGTATATAGAACAGACGGATTGGTCATGTCCAAGGGATCATTTAGAAGTATATTAACACAAGATGATTATGCAGAAGATTATCATCCAAATGATAATGGTTATAAAAAAATAGCCGAATACTTTTTACAAAGAATATGAAAATAGAAATACCAAATGTAGACAGAGTAGGTATATTATTATCTGGTGGAATGGATAGTAGTTTACTATTATATCTTTTGTCTATTAATACAAAAAAAACTATACAACCATTTACAATTCCAAAACATGATGGCGCTAAAAATTATGTTCAACCTGTTATAGATTGGATATCCAAAGAGACAACAACCGATATTAAAAATCCTATTATAATAGGTGACCCAGATATACACCACTCTTTAATCGTCGGTGATGCTTTGAATAGAATATTTAGGCATAATTTAATTGATCATTTGTTTATGGGGTGTAATGATTATCCACAGAAAATACTGCCAGGTGGTCCAATAAGAAAATTTTTAAATAATGATAGAATAACTTCACCGTTTTATAGTTTTTGGAAAACAGATATATTAGAATTATATGTTAAACATAACCTTTGGGAATTGTTAAATTTAACACACACTTGTACAGAACAGTCCGTTGGTAGATGTAATTTGTGTTGGCAATGTAGAGAAAGAAAGTGGGCGTTTGATGAATTACAACTGGTGGATTTATCTACACGATAAGGATAATTATATATGAAGATAGAAGTTCCAAGTGGTTCTAAACATATAGGTGTTATGACATCAGGCGGAGTAGACAGTTCTATTTTATTATATTTATTAGCAAAAAATAATTCTAATATTAGAATAACAACTTATACGCAATATTTGAGAACTGATAAATTTCGTTTTGAAATAATTAATCGTGTTATAGATTGGATTAACAATGATTTAAATATACAGATAGAAAATGTATTGCCTACAAATAGAAAATATATAAGAGATAGTGTAGATTCAATAATAAAAGTTATGGGCACTGACTATGTTTATACTGGTTGTAATTTGGTAATTTGGGATGAAAATAAATTTGTTCCAACAAACTATATTGAATATGATACTCCTCCAATAAGGGGACCGGCATTAAACGAAAAACATTTACGACCGTTCATAGATATGGACAAAATAGAAATAACAAAATTATATATTGACAACGATATAGTAGATTTGTTATCTTTAACCAGATCGTGTGGATACTCTAGAGGGTATGGTTATAAAAATCCATGTGGGGGGTGTTATTTTTGTGCAGAAAGACAATGGGCAATGAATAGTTTAGGATTGGAGAATATATATAAATGATTACATATAATATATTATACGAAAAAGATATAGATTTATCAGTATTTATACAACAATTAGAGTCACTTGGTGTCACTATTAATTTTACATTACCTAATGCAAGAATAATTAATATATCATCTACCGATACTAATTTTTCAAACATATCTGGAATACTTGTGTATGATGAAGATGTTCAATTAAACGTTAAAGAGGATTTTTCTTATAATGTACATGGAACTACACCAAGCCCTAATTACTGGCACCAATTAAGATGTTCTATTGAGAATCTACCTCTTCAAAAATTATATCTTCCTTTAAATTATGGAGATGGAGTATCGGTTTATGTAATTGATACTGGGGTAGACAAAACACATTCAGAATTTAGTTCGTCTAGTGTTATAGATTTGTGGTCCCACAATAGTGATTTTACACCACAACAACATGGAACGGGTGTAGCTAGTGTAATAGGTGGTTCAACCGTGGGTATGTCAAAAAATGTCATTTTAAAAAACGTTATAATACCAAGCGGAACGACCAACGTTAGTGTTATTCTACAAGCGTTAGATGCTATAATAGAAGATCATGACGAATCCAATGTTTCCGTGGTTAATTGTTCTTGGACAATAGAGAGAAATGCTGTTCTTGATGCTAAGATATCAGAATTACAAGATGACAATCTTGTTGTGGTTGCATCTGCCGGAAACTACGGATTAGATGCCAATAACTATTCTCCGGTTGGATTAAATACTGTATTGGGAGTTGGTGCTAGTGATGTATATGATCGTGTTGTTTCTTGGTCATCATTGGGAACAAGTTCAATAATGAACTATGGACCGGATGTAGATATTACGGCGCCTGGAATAGACATTAGAACCGCTCGTATTGTAACTGAAGAAAATTCTGATGAATATGAAACAAGATCTGGAACCTCAGTTGCAGCGGGAATAACATCTGGTGTAGTTGCACAATATATTAAAGCGTCTCCCTCCTCCTCGGCAGCAGAAATTCAATATACTATTGTTGCTAGTGCCGCGGAAGATTTGTTGTTTAGAGATGAAACCATTTATGGAACAACTCCAAATCTTCTACTACAAACTTCTGCTAGTTTTAGTCCATTTACTAATCTAAGACAACATTTTAGTCCATTAGAAATAGAAAATGGTACAATATTTAATTTTTTGGTGGAGTATAATACTGAACTAATTGATCATTTGGAGATAGATAGAATTCCTTCTCTTAGATCAGCACAGGGTGATGGAGAACGTTTTCATATTAAACCAGATTGGGTGAGTTTAAATGGTGACACCCTAACCTTTTCTCCAGAAATCGGTTTAACCGCAACGGGTGTGTATGATATTTATATAGCAGGTAATGATCAGAATGGTGTTATGGTATATAGAGATTTATTAGTTGTTGCGGTCACAGATGAAAATTATCAATATCCTTTTGAGGACAGACCTAGTACTATAATAGAAGACAGTGGTGAAGTTTTTATTCAATTTAACGATTGTACAGCCGGAAGTTGCTTTCCTACGACATCTGATTGTGAAGATAAAGTGGGCTTCTTTTGTTCATGCGCAGGAACTTGTACGGATCTGGCGTGTTTACATTATGATATGAAAGTTATGGTTATGACACAACAAGGAGAAAGAGACTTGGTGTCTGTCGAAGATGTTAGAGTTGGAGATATGATCGCAGCTTACGATGGATATACTAAAGTAACTAAGGTAGTAACCGAACACATGAGAGAAGGTTACTATATAATTGATAATGATCTCAAGATTACAAATGACCATCCATTCCTACATAATGATAAATGGATAACCGTCGAACAATATGACGGTATAAAACAATATATAGAAGAAGTTGTGCCTACAGTTTACATTTCAACTGAAGCTGGAAATTTTGTAACGTATAATGATAGTGACTGGGTAGTTGATGCTAAATATGGGGATAAATATTTTTAATGAAAATACCTAATATGTTAGAAATTGCAGTGGCTTGGAAACGTGCTGCTAATCCTACCGAAGAACAACAACTTATTGCAGAACAACGAATGAAAGTTTGTGATACTTGTGAATTTAATGTATTTGTAGAAAGTCTCATGTATTTCAAATGTGATGCCTGTGGGTGTCCGATATCAAAAAAAGTTTACAGTCCAAAAGAACGGTCATGTCCAAAAGACAAGTGGCCAATATAACAATACAAGGAGGTTATAATGCCTAAGAAAACAGAAGAAGTGCAAGAAACTCAACTACCACAACAACCACAACAGGTTCAAGTTCAAATAGTTGATGAACGACCATTGCCAAAAGCGTTGGTCACTCTTATCCAAAACAGCAACCGTGAGTTACAACAAACACAACAACGGTTAATGGGTGAGATTACTGAATCATCACAGGAACTTATGAACATATTGTCCCTCAAACAAGAAGAGGGTTGGCTACTAGACATCGAAGGTTTACGTTTCGTTAGAGTAGAACAACCAATTCAGTAAAGTGCCTCATGATTCGGCAGAATCTGTGGTATTTCCTTTTGGTAAATTCAAAGGATATACTCTTGCGCACATCATAAGAGAAAGCCCAGATTATGCATATTGGATTAAAGATAAAGCCGACTTCTCTCCACTATGGAGGGAAGCGGTTTCTTTAGCACTCCAAAATGAAGACATTAGCCATCTCAATTTACCACGGGTTAAAACTACTGAGAACAAATACTTACAACACAAAACAGTAATTGAGATTAGTGAGTTAAATGATGAGATGGCAAAAATTAATATGCCATATGACAAGTCTCTTATTGCTAGATTCAAGGCTACGATTGATGGTCGTAAATGGAATGACAAAGAAAAACAATGGGAGTTTCCATTAGTTCAGTTACCCAAGGTTATTGAGATTATTAAAACCTATGAGGTAAAGGTCACACCAAAGATTAAATTAATCTACCAAGAAATCATAGAAGAACAAAAGGTTAGACACGAAGTAAGAGAAAAAGAAGATACCGACTTTAAGATAGAAGGGCTCAAGTTAGACTTGTTTCCATACCAGAAAGTCGGCGTTGAGTTCCTATATCATACTAAAGGTAGAGCATTAATCGCGGACCAGCCGGGATTGGGTAAGACAGTCCAAGCCATTGCATATGCTAAGTTGATGAACCTAAAGACATTGGTGGTTGCACCTTTATCTGTGGTCATTAACTGGAGAAAAGAAGTCAAGAAGTTCACTGGATTACCTAGCACAGTATGGACCAGTAAAGATGTGGATGGTGATTTAGAAAACCAGTTCCACATTATTAACTATGATGCGGTGCGTAAAGTTCACGATGTATTACGTAAGATAGACTTTGATATGTTGGTGTGTGATGAAGCTACATTTCTAAAGAATAGAAATACAATTAGGTTTAAGTCATTACTTGGTTCATACAAAGAACGTAGAAAGTATCCCGGCATCAAGACTGACCACATTGTGTTTTTGACAGGAACGCCCGTAATGTCACGCCCCATTGAGGCATTCACCCTTCTCCACATCTTAGACAGTAACAGGTTCAGTAACTTCTATCACTTCACAGAACGATATGGTGGGTGGAAAGGAGTTCCGGTCAAGAATCTAAGAGAACTACACGAACGCACAAAAGATTTAACCATCCGTCGTAAGAAGAGTGATGTGTTAAAAGAACTTCCCAATAAACAAAGAAACGATTTATACATTGAGATGTCTACCGAAGAACGTAGAGAGTATCTAAAGATGTTAGATGAATTGTTTAAAGAGTGGAAGTTCAGTGGTAAACCAACCGTAGGCACAATGCCTAAAATCCAATCGTTCTTGATTGACCAAAAGATGCCTCGTCTCCACGAAATCATAGACGAGTATCTGGACAACGACAGACCCATTCTTATCTTCTGTTGTTTCGTAGAACCACTCAAACGACTAGCAGAACATTATGGTCACGATGCTGCACTTTTACATGGGTCAATGAAAAAAGAAGAACGACAGGAAAGTATTGACAGGTTGGTCAGTGAAGAAGCTAAGATAGGATTGTTCAGTCTTAAAGCAGCTGGTATGGGTATTGACGGATTACAACACGTTATTGATACCGTGATATTCCTAGACAGGGATTGGGTGCCTGCTAACCACGAACAAGCAGAAGACCGTGTGCATAGAATTGGTCAAGACGCTAAGGTCCAAATCTATTATATGACGGTTGAGGATAGTATAGATGAATATATGGCAGAACTCATTAATGACAAGATGAAAATTGCCTCTGAGATTGTAGATGGTGAGGTCATCAATCCAGAAAACTCCAAATCAGTATTCAAGGAGTTCGTCCAACGCCTCATAAGAGAAAAACATTTAGAATAAACTATTTATAATTGTTACATTTAATATGGAGTTAAAAAGTTATGGCAGAGTTTATGTATCCAACAGAGGTTATCCAATTACCAAGTCAGGGAAAGATTTATCCCAAAGGACATCCTCTAAGGGAAAATGGTGGTAAATTAGATGTTAAGTATATGACAGCTAAAGAAGAAGATATTTTGACAAATACCAATCTTATTTCTAACGGAACGGTTGTTGATGTTCTAATGAATAGTTTGGTCATTCATGAAGGAATTAAAGCAAAAGACCTATCTACTGGTGACTTAAATGCTGTATTGATGGCATCAAGAGTTCTTGCTTACGGAAAGGATTATCCAGTAGAAATTACTTGTGGTAAGTGTGAAACTAAATTAGAACATAATGTAGATTTGTCACAATTAGAAACACCAGATGAAGTTGTAGATACAGATACCCAAGGTCACTATACTTTTAAAACCCCAAGTGGGCTAGAAGTTTCGGTCAAGACATTAACAAGAAGTGAAGAAATATCTATAGAAAAAGATATTAAAGTAATACAATCAAAGTTGGGTGGTCAATCCACAGAAGTTACATCAAGATTAAAAAAGACTATAGTTTCTATAAATGGTGTCACCGACAAGGCAGAACTATCAAATATGATAGACAACCTTGTGGTCAGGGATAGTAAGTTTATTAGAGAAGAGTTTAATAAAGTAAATCCTTCGGTTGATATGTCACTGGAAATAGAATGCACAAGTTGTGGTCATATAATAAAAGGAGGTGTCCCCATTGGGATTAACTTTCTATGGCCTGACAGTGGAGTATAAAAAACATTTACACGAAATGATGGTCAACCTGACCATGAATGTAGATGGGTTTACCTTAAGAGATTGGTATGAAATGCCGGTCAATTTAAGAAATTATTATGTTACGATTGTAAACGAAGTTTCTAAAAAACAACAAGCCGAAATCAATAAGGCTCGTAAGAGATAATAATGAATGAAGATGCAATAAGACAACTTACTCAAGCTCTAAACGCTAACACAGAAGCTACTACTAGTAGAACATCTGGTAGTAGTCAAAACCAGTTAAATACCCGTCTTGGTGTGGGTGGAACGGGACTCCGTGCATTTTTCAGTCTCCCAGCGGATCGAGTCCAACTACTCATAGAAACTGCAGTGCGAAAAGGTATTGTTGAAGGAATTAAAACAACAATAACTGGTCGTGGGCCCACATTAAAAGAAAGAATTGCGGCTCGCCCCAAACAAGTGTCGGAAAGACTTGATGAACTATTAAAAGACCCAGAAAAAAATAAACAATTAATAAAACAAGAATTTCCTAAGTTTGACGCACAGATGTATGAAAATCTTGGTCAAGTTACTTCCGATGGGGCTGGAAAGGGTAAGAAAAAACTAGCAGGATTACAGGCGGCCGCCGCCGAACGTCAAAAAGAGTATTTAAAAACTCAAAAAGACCTAGAAGTATCTGAAAGAGACAAAATAGACAAAACAAAAACGTTTGTGAAAGGTTTAACGGGCGCAGTAACTGCAATCGCCTTTGTAGTTGGTGCATTAATTAAATTTAGAGATTCCTTAATTCAAACATCACAACAGTTGGGTGGTGTTTCTTTAGCAAAAGCATTTGATCAAAGAGTTGCAGCATTTTTTGCTTCACTTAGAACTGGATTTGCTATCAGTGGTAGAAGAATATTAGAAACTCAAGGAGAACTTGGTCAAGAGTTTGGACAACTAGCAACAACTGGGTCCGCTACTGAATTAACCAAAGTAGCTCAAAGTTATGGTTTAACTGCTCAACAATTGGCAGGATTGGAGAGAACATTACAATCTAATGCACTATCAGCTTCAGAAGCTCTAGACGCTTTCACACAACAAGGTTTTCTTAGTGGTGTAGCTGCAGAAGAAATGAATAAAAATATGGCAGCTGTTGCACGTGCCGGGGATAAATTTAATTCGTTTATCGTAGAAGGTATCAAAAATGCTAAACGACTTGGTTTAGAGTTTGGTAAAATAGAACAAACCTTAACTGGATTTGCTACAAACTTTGAGGGAACAATAGATCAGTTCGCTGGGTTAAGAGCGGTCATCCCCGGTTTTGAGACAGACTTTAATCAACTATTCAGCACAGCTCTTTATGGGTCCACCAACGATTTTATAGAACAAATTCGCACAGGATTGCAAGGTGCAGGTATTACCAGTGTAGAGGGTATGAGTAGAACTGCGCTCGCTCAGTTAGAACAATCAACAGGATTTACTGCCGACCAGATAGACAGAATATTACAAAATCAAGATGTGAATTTCGATGCTCAGAAAGATTTGGATGGAAATAGAAATAAGTTGTTAAAATATATATTGGCGGGTGTTGGTGCTCTTATTGGTGCTGTGGCCGCAGGGCTCGCCGGAGTGATGATTGTTACGGCTTTAAGTGGGTTCCCCACTACCCAAGTTGCCTCGATGCCCGCCGCGCTAGGATTTGGTATAGCCGGCGTGGCTACGGCCGCGGCTTTCGGGGCCAGCGTGGGGTGGGCGACCGGAAAATCTATGGAAGGTGACGATATCGTATCTAACCCCGGCTACGGCGAAAGAACCTTGGTCACTCCAACAGGAAATATTGCACTCAACAATCAAGATCAATTGATTGCAGGAACCAATCTGTATGATAAGGGTGAGTTGTCTGGACCTTCACAAAGTTCGGTCAGTATGCAAGGTGTAGAGGTCAAGTTAGATAAATTATATGCCGCAATAGAAAGACAAACTCAAGCATTACAAAGAGGGTTACGAACTGAAATAACAGGAATTGATAAGGGATTAACCCAACTCAAGGATGCAGAGGACAGAGGATTAGTATATGGCTAAACTCATTGATTTGTTTAACGAAAGGGAACCAGAACTATACAATTATGTAAAGTATCCTTATAAAGAAGATGGTGATACACAACCATACCGTTATACTACATTGGATAAAGCAGAACCAATAAAGAATACATTCTTTGAAGACCAATCAAATCCAGTATCTTTAAGTGCAAGAAGAGACTTCAATAGAATGTTCCAGTTCAGTAAGTCTGCTAAGGGTTTGGTCTTTCTTGGAAAACAAGCATTCTTACAGACAGGTAATACATTTGCACAGACCAGATTATATAATCCACTAAATGTTCAAATACATTCTGTTCCGTTTGTTCATTTACCAAGACACGTTGATTTGAAAAAAATTAGAGAATTATTTTCTGGGGGTTCAGATAACGAAGGTAAGTATGCTAGATTACAAAAAGAAACTGCTACAAAGGTAACAAATTTAGCTAATATAAGAGCACAAAGAAAGGGTGGTATTTTAAATACTGATATAAATTTTCAACCACAAACATCTGGTTTGTTTGGTAGGGTGAGAAATACATTTAATGATACCATTAGTGGTTTTGTTTCTGGATATAGAGCATTAGGGAGTGACCCCACAAGTGATAGACCAGAAATAAATTGGTATAATACTATGCTTAATCCCGATAATGCAAAATATCATGTTTGGGTAGACGAGGATGGTAAAAAATATATAGATTTAGAAAATAAATTAGATAAACAAGATGCACCACAAGATAGATTTTACCCCGGTTCTCCCAAAACTTTTGGGGTGGTTAACAAATGGGTTCATGATTTTGCACCAGACACCAATCCTAGAGTAACATATAAAACAAAATACCAAAAATCAGTACAAGATTTTAAACCAAAGAACCAAAAATATGCAGAAGAAGTAAATAACTATTTAAGAGACACAGGTAAACGTATTTCTATCGCATCACCGGGGACACCCAGTAATGGATTATTTACTGCATATTCTAGAGATCCAGGCACTGGTCCATATTCTTATACAACTGCACGACCCGACTACTATCAAGATTTAACACAAATTGGTTCAATAATTAGCAATCCTACCTCTCCCACCGATGTAGATAGTATTGATGTTATTTTTTCGGTCAGAGATAGTCAACCAGTTAGATTTAGAGCATTCCTAGAAGACTTAAGTGAGACGGTCACACCATCATATAGTGAAAACAAATATATTGGTCGTCACGAAATAGTCTATACATACGATAAAGTAACAAGAGATGTTAATTTTAAATTAACATTACACGCATTTAGTAAAGAAGAATTAAATCACTTACACCAAAAAATGACATATTTAACTAAATTGGCATATCCAGAAGTCACAAATAATTATTTGACCCCACGGATATTTAAAATTACAATTGGAAAGATTTTCAATAGAGAAGAATGTATTATACAAACTCTTACACATAATATTGAAAATGACGTTTCTTGGGACATAAATGAACAATTACCTATGACATTTACTTCTAACATAGGAATACGTTTGTTAAATATAACAGGTTTAACTACTGGGTGATAATAATGAAAAGATATAAACAAACCAAAACAAAAAAAATTAATGGTTTAGGACAGACATATGCAATATCAATGCCAAGTGACAAGTTAGATAATTCACTCGCTACATATACACCACAACTTGGTGAACGATATGACAATATTGCTTATAAATTTTATAGTAATAGTAATCTGTGGTATGTTATTGCAAAAGCAAACAATGATGTCAAAGGAACATTGTATCCACCCCCCAATAAAACTTTAATAATACCAAGGATTGACTAATGGCTTTTTTTGGAAATACGTTTAGGGAAAAAATAACAGAAGAACTTGAACGAAGACGAGACCCCGGTGCGATTCAAGATGTATTGTTTCCACAAGTTAGAGTTACTTCTATGGTCCAAACACCAGCTCAAGGAATCAGTGTAAATGGTTTTTCCCTGCCACCAATAAAAGGGTTTACATTAGGACCAGACAACTCAACACCAATTCAATCAACGAACGGTCGTTGTGTAATAGGAACAACTTATATAAATGGACAACCTGAACCCGTTTTTATTAACACAGATAAAAGAAACTTACCTTCGCCTGGTGTAACTAGTGTTGATATACAAACTAAGGGTGGTCTTATGTTTAAGGCAACCATTAATATTAAATTCTATGGCAAAGAACAATATGATGCAATCTATCAATTGTTTATGAAGCCAGGCAGAGTAGTTGCTATTGAGTTTGGTCATACTGGTAAAAATAAGAAAGATTTAGGATTTTTAACAAATGGGTCGTTTGATGAAGCAATTACAAGATTTTCTGACGACTTAAGAAAATTTAAACCATCAATACCAGACAATCCAAATTCTGGAGTAGCGGTTGGTCAGGTATCCAATTTTAAAATAAATTTAAATGAACAGAATGAATATGAAGCCTCCATAGATTTGGTCAACGGATTAGAATTTATGTTCACTCTTCCTGTTGGTGAAACAGTCTTAGATTTTACAGAAGAAGGTTTGTCTAAATCTATTAAAGAAAATTTTGGTATGACCACGGGCGTAGAGTATACACCTAAATTTGATTGTGTATATAAAACTATATTAGATGATTTCGAAAAAAATCCAACCACATATGCAAAGGATATTATATGGCCTGATCCAAATTCTAATGCTATAGTTCTAAATTCTATTAGAACCAAAGCCGGCGATGATTATACTACAGATTCAGAAATTCGTGGTGTGTGGAGTATAAATACAAACAAAGAAATGAAATATGTTTATGTTGGTATGGATTATCTTATTGGTGTTTTGTTACCAAAAATATTAAAAAGCACGGGTGGTGGTTGTTTTGAAATTTTAAATCTTAATGCGGAGGGTTTAGTTGAAGCGGACATACCCATAATAGAATATGGTGCAATTGGCAGATGGGAATTGTTAAGGTCAAGTAATATTAAAAATGTTTTAATTAATAATAACAATTTGTATGGTCTCAGAGAACCTGTTTATATTAATGAAGAACGCGCCGGTGCGGGGTGGTGGGAACGACTTAGAAGTGCAGGATTTGTAGAAAGGTTATACGCGCCAGATAAATTTAGATCAAGAATACCAGACTATGTTAAAAAATTTGACTCTCTTGACCCAACCGAAGTTGGAACATTTTTTGATGTAAATATGGCTTGGCAAGAAAAAAATTTATATCCATTCGCCACGGAACGCAGATTAAATGTTGCTAATGAACCCCCAGATGTAAATGGGGTATCTAGACCTCCACAAAATACTTTATCTGGTATTTTTATAAACTACGGTCTAGTTAAAAATTCTTTCGCAAATTCAAATTCATTATCAGAAGCGATTATTAAAATATTAAATCAAATTAACGCAACAACTAGTGACATTCTAAAATTAAAATTACAAATTGTAAGATCTAATCCAGAAGATGAACAGAGTGAAGTAGAAAAATTATTAATATATGATGAACGAGAAGTTTTCAGACAAGAAACGCGCCCAGACGTTTTTACTTTTTTTCAAAATAATAAATCTGAAGCAGTTTCTTATAAATTTGATTTTTCTTTGCCTTCTGCTGTGGCCTCAACTGTTGTGGCCAATCAGTGGAAAGGACATGATAATGCAAATGAAATAGGTGATAGTGAAGTCTCACATCTTATACGAAATGGATATGTTACTGGAATAGATACTATGGAACAATTCGATCCACCCCGAAATACTCCCACATCACAAAATGATACAGATAAACTAACTTGTGGGGGTGATCAATTAAATAAAGCTAAACATAAAAAAGAAGACGATGGAGTAGTTGAAAACGCAAGAAAACAAATTACAGAAGACAAACTATTACAGGAAATTGTGGGATACCAAGAATTGGTTCCATCGGGACTAAAAGCACAATTGATTCGTCAGGGAAATATGTCTGGTGGAAAACTATACGATACCCTACCAACTGGTGCAAAAATAACATTGACCTTACAAGGTTTGGATGGATTTAGATTCGGTGATCTTTTTTCCGTAGAAAATGTATTGCCTTTTCCTTATAGTGAAAACGCATTATTTTATTTAACTGCCTATTCTCATAATATAACACCGGAGGGTTGGACCACCACGATAAATGGTCAGTATATAACATTGACACCAAATTCCCAATAGGTTAAATAACGCTTATGACATTCACAGTTAACATAAAACATACAATACCCTCTGTCACACAGAAAGATATAAATCGTGGTTATATGCCACGATATTTTGCCGCTCGTGCAAATCAAATTCGTGATCAAGTTTATGAAATTTCATTGAGAGATTATCATAGATTCACTGGAAATAGTTTTGTAGTTCTTGGTCATCTAACTTGGATCATTAATGGTGACCCAGAAGATAAGACAATAACTGTATACACAGGAAATCCTTCGTTTCTAGAAGGAAGAGAACCCATCATTATTCCAGGCGTCTTGACACAGAACAAAACCAGTGTTATGTTTCTTAGTAAGAAAATTCCTGCAATAAAAAGCTATCTAAGAAAATACGACCAATTCTATGTTGGGGAGTAATGCAATATATCTCTGGTGAAAACCTACGAACAATCCTATCTAATGACCAACAAAAGATTGTTCTGTGTGTGTTGAGTGACCACAAACAACATTCGTGCAACAACTCATTGTCTTGTATGTATATCAAAACTACAGATGGTGAGTTTTTTTCGTCGTTTGACCACCCCGACTACCCCACCCAATCCACGGAAGGCTTGGTCATCAATAACGCATACACAATCAACATCAAAGAGTTGGTCAATCTAGGTGTCGTGGTCAATAACGGCGTAGATTTGTTATACTTTAATGATACACCAGAGGTTAACAAACTTAGTCATTTCTACCACACAAAATTACCCGCGGTCAGGTACATAAACAGAATCATTCCTCTGTATTCTCACATAGAAAGTATGCAGGAAATCGGTAGACAACTAACGCCAAAGAAGGGTATGACCATACGATACAAAACGATGTATCACCACCTTATACCATCCGTATTCTCGTCCATAGAACGATTAGGCGTCCCTGTAAATGACGAACTTTTCCTGAACCACTACGGACAGGACAAGAGGTATTTGATACAGGAGAACAGAGTATATACGTCCTATAATATATACACAAAAACAGGACGCCCAAGTAATACTCACGGTGGAATCAACTATGCCGCACTCAATAAGACCGATGGTTCCCGTGACATTTTCCAGAGCAACAAACTATTGGTCAACATTGACTTTAATAGTTACCATTTGTTCTTGATTTGTGAGAAGTTGGGAATAGAAATACCCAAAAACGCCCACGAATGGTTGGGTAAGATGTATTTTAACAAAGATGCATTGAATGATATGGAATATGATGATGCTAAAAAGATAACATTTAGAAATCTGTATGGATACCAGATGGATGAGAATGTTAAGAGTCTACAATTGTTCCAAGAAATCCAAAAGTTTCAGGAAAACCTTTGGGCACAATATCAATCTTGTGGATATCTGGTGACCGACTATGATAATGAAATCGTGGTGGACAATCCAAGTAAAAACAAAGTCTTCAACTATTATATTCAGGCATTAGAGACAGAAACCAATGTCAAACAAATGTATAACCTTATTGATACTGGTTTGACGCCTATTCTATACACATATGACTCTATGATATTTGAAATTACACCAGACGAGGTTGAATTCACCAGAAATACATTGAAAGACAAACTTTTGTTTCCATATACCGTAAAAGTTGGTCATAATTTTAACTTTTGACTTTATGAAACCTATTTATTGATGTATATTTTACATGGACATCAATATGAAAACACAACTTCTATCTACATTTTGTAAAGTTGATGAGTTACAACAGACTTGCAAAAAAATATTAGATAAATATGAAGTAGTGTTTGACAAAATATTCGTTCTAGAAAACATTGATGATTCAACACAATTAATTTTGACTTACAATGTGGTCAATGCAGATTTAAATGATATTTTGGAATCAACAATCTCTGTTCATAGAAAGAAACAATCAAATACTATTTATACTATAAATGCATTAAACAAATTGATTATGGAAAAGAACAATGGCATCCTTGACAAGACGTATGTTGTGGATTGGTCAGAATTAGAAAATGTAATCTTGGTTACTGCCTATGGAAAACTCAAAAAGATACATACGCAGATAAACGAAATTATACATCTGTAGTATGTAGAACGGAATGAAGTAGAAACTCTGTTAGAAAAATTGGGTAAAAAATCCAAATCATAAATTACAATTAACTGAACTAAAAGTTAGATTTGAGGAGCATAAACATGATTAAAATGTTTCCATTGATTTCAAAGAAAGCCTTTATGGTATTTGAAGAAGAAGAACAAAGTAAAGACCACGAAATTGAAATGGCTATGGCTGAATTAGAACAGGCAATCAAGAATGCTCACCTAATTATAAAGAAGATAAAGGAACACGGACACACAGATTTAGAAGCGTGGGTCCAATCTAAGATTACAAAGAGTGCCGATTACTTGAATGCTGTTGCTGGTTGGTTAGATAGTCACGATGGACTAGATGACAAACTTGGAACAGACGACGATAATCTGTAACAACTAAAAAATAAGACTTGACTTAAATACTAAACGATGTTATATTACTAAAGTAGTAAAAATTAAACCCTAAACCATAAGGAGAAAAACTATGGCACTTGACATTGCTGCACTTCGCGCTAAGCTAAATTCTTTCCAAGGACAAGGAGAGCGGACTTCCGCTTTCTGGAAACCTCAAGAGGGTAAGACGGTCGTTCGTATCGTTCCTCTAACTGATAGGCCTGAGAATCCTTTCTCTGAGCTTTACTTTCACTATCTTGGAAACAAGACTCACCTAAGTCCTATGACTTACGGCAATCGTGACCCGATTGCTGAATTCGCTGACAACCTTCGTGGTGATGGTAGTCGTGAGTCTTACCAGCAAGCCCGCGAGTTTATGCCTAAGCTCCGCACTTTTGTGCCTGTAGTCGTTCGTGGTGAAGAGGATGAAGGTGTCCGCTTCTGGTCATTCGGTAAGACCGTTTACCAAGAGCTTCTACAAATTATCAGTGACCCTGACTATGGTGATATTACTCACATTGAGACAGGTCGTGATATTACCGTCACCCATATTCCACAGGAAAAGAGTGACACCAATTTCGCCAAGACTTCGGTGATGCCCAAGCCTAACCAGACTGCGTTGAGTGATGATGCTCGTTTGGTTCAGAAGTGGACTTCAACTCAACCTGACCTTCGTTCTCTGTATAAGGAGCCTTCCTTTGAAGAACTCAGTGCGTTCCTCAAGAGGTATCTTGACCCCGATGGTGCGGTTGATGCACCTGAGACAAGCGTAACTCAGCAGGTAACCTCACCTGCTACTCCACAACAGACAAACTCTCCCGTTAAGAGTGCTGTTGATGAGTTTGAAGCTCTGTTCTCAGAGTAATAAATGCCAGTAAAGAAGGAGGTTAATACTCCTGACCGTGATGAGTTAGCGCAGACTATTGCAGATAGTCTTAACTCAATGATGAAAAACGATGGTCAGGTCGCCTATTTTCTTGATGGCAATGACGATACCCCAATTGATTTAGATGATTGGGTTTCTACTGGAGCCACCATGTTGGACCTTGCTATTAGCAATCGTCCTCATGGTGGTTTCCCAGTGGGAAGGATTGTAGAGCTAACGGGTCTTGAACAATCTGGTAAAAGTCTACTCGCCGCTCACGTTATTGCCAGCACACAAAAGGTTGGTGGTGTGGGTATTTTGATTGACACAGAGTCTTCGGCTAACGAGGAATTCTGGCGTTCCATTGGTCTTGATATGAGTAAGTTGGTGTATGTTCAAGCAGATGCCCTTGAGGATGTGTTTGATATGATTACCAATGTCATTGAAAAGGTCAGGAAAGCCGACAAGGATAAGTTGGTCACAATCGTGGTTGATTCAGTTGCTGCCGCTTCTACTAAGAAAGAGATTGAAGCCGACTTTGGTAAGGATGGTTATGCTACAGATAAGGCAATTATTCTCAGTAAGGCTATGAGAAAGATTACCAATCTACTAGCAAAACAACGAGTGCTATTAATCTTCACCAACCAGTTGAGACAGAAGATGAACGCTATGCCATTCGGTGACCAATATACAACGAGTGGTGGAAAGGCAATTCAGTATCACGCCTCTGTTCGGCTTCGTCTTGCTACAACTGGTAAGATTAAGAATAGTAACGGTGATGTAGTTGGAGTAACCGTAAAGGCTTCGGTTATGAAGAACCGTTGTGGACCACCACATAGAGTTGCTGAGTTTGACATTTATTTTGACCGTGGTATTGATGACTACGCTTCGTGGTTGAAGATTATGAAGGAAAATAAACTGGTCAAACAAAGTGGTGCTTGGTACTCATTCATAGACGAAACTGGTGAGGAACACAAATTCCAATCCAAAGACTTCCCAGAGTTTTTAGAAGCTGATAAGGGAAGAAAAGAAAAGTTTTATAATCAAATCTGTGAGAACATTATTATGTCTTATCGTTCCACAGATACAGAACCCATCTTTGAAATTTCCAACGAGGAATAATCGTGACTGAAGAACTGTTGAAAGCATTTAATAATATGTTGAGTGAAAGAGAAGAACAGAAAAGTCTTTCTCTTAATGACCGTGTTTTAATCATTGATGGTATGAATACCTTTATCCGTAGTTTTGCAGCAATCCCAACTATGGATGATAACGGTAATCACATTGGTGGTGTAACAGGGTTTCTCAAGTCAGTAGGTTTTGCTATTCGTAGTTTTAATCCTACAAGAGTTTATGTAATCTTTGATGGTAAAGGTGGTAGTAAACGCCGTCGTGACTTATATCCCGAATATAAGGCAGGTAGGAAACCTGTGACACGATTGAATCGTGCATATGATATGACTACCGAACAAGACGAAAAGGACTTGATGAAATACGAGTTGGTGATTGTTGCAAAGGCTCTGATGAATTTGCCTATTACCACTATTACTCTTGACCACGTTGAGGCTGATGATATCATTTCGTATATCGCAACCTATACAGAGGAAAAGGGTGGTGAGAGTATCATTTACTCAACAGATAAAGACTTTCTTCAGTTGGTCAATGAGAATATCAAAGTTTGGAACCCCGTCAAGAAAAAGACCTATACAGTAGATGCTATTTTAGATGAATACAAAATCCATCCTAATAACTTTCTACTGTATAGGTCCTTGACGGGGGATAATAGTGACAACATTCCCGGCATAAAAGGTTTGGGAACTAAAACCCTATTGAAGTTTGTTCCTGAATTGAGTGAACAACCCAAGGTAGGATTAAATGATTTGGTTAATATATCAAAAGCACACAAATCAAAGGTTATGCAAAAGATTGCCGATAGTGGTGATATCTTAGAAAGAAATTTATATCTTATGTCACTAGCCTCAGCAAATATGAGTGATATGAATAAGATGAAGGTGTTAAATAGAATTGAAGAAACTGAACAGGTTCTTGATAAGCCTATCTTGACAAATCTATTAAAAGAGTATAATATTCTACCGTCAATGCAAAACTATGACTTTTGGTTGCAACAAACTTTTTCACCACTGACGAGGTTTAATGGTAGACTATAATGCTAATGTTGATAAGCTCACAGAATTTGGACCTGCGTTTCAAAGTAAGGTAATCGCATCACTCATTCGTAACGGGTCATTCCTTGCACAATCGTTTGATGTTATCAACCCAAACTTCTTTGATAGCACTGCATCTCAGTGGATTGTATCAAAGATTGTTGAATACTATGTTCAGTATAGAAAAAATCCTACAATGGAATTTTTCCGTGCAGAGTTTGGTGAGATAGAAAAGAATGAAAGTCTAAAGGTAGAAGTCTTAGACCAACTCAAGAATAGTAAATTACATTTTACTGATACGGACCTTGAGTATGTTCAAGATAAATTTCTTGAGTTTAGTAAAAACCAGACATTGAAGAATGCTATTCTGCGTTCTGCTGATTTACTCCAACGTGGTCAATACGGAGAAATCAAGTTGATGATTGATAGTGCAATGAAAGCTGGAACACAGAAAGACATTGGACTTCGGTGGGATGAGGACTTTGAGAAGAGACATATAGAAGCCTCCAGAAATACACTACCTACTGGTTGGAAAATCATTGACAAGTATCTTGATGGTGGTCTTGGTCCCGGCGAATTGGGTGTTATTGCCGCACCATCTGGTATTGGTAAGTCTTGGGCCTTAACTCACTTGGGTAAGGCTGCACTTCAACAAGGAAAACAGGTAATTCATTACACATATGAGTTGAATGAGAACTATCAAGGTATCAGATATGACACTTCTTTCACTGGAATTGAACCATCTGCTCTAAAACACCACCTAGAAACGGTAAAATCTACTATTGAAAAGGTAACTGGTAGACTACTTATTAAATACTTTCCTACAAGAACGGCATCGTATCATACATTATTATCACATATTGATTACTTATCAATTCACGATTTTAGACCAGACTTGATAATCATTGACTATGCTGACTTGATGAAAACTCCTACTCGTTCTAATGCTAGACACGAAGAGTTAGGATATATTTATGAGGAACTTCGTTCAATGGCAGGAGAACTACAAGTTCCAATTTGGACCGCAAGTCAGACACAACGGTCCAGTATTAATGATGAAGTAATTGAAGCCGATAAAATCGGTGAGAGTTATAACAAGGTTAAAACAGCCGATGTTCTACTTTCTCTTAGCCGCAAGACTGAAGACAAGATTAATAATACTGCTCGGTTGCACATAGTCAAAAATAGATTTGGTGCAGACGGAGTTACTTTGCCCGTAAAAATGGATACATCAAAGGGTCTGGTAGATGTCCATGACCCAACATCTTCTGAGGGTAGTGAGTTGCAGGAAACTATGGCGAAAGGTGAAGAGAGCATGAAGAAATTCCTTGCTAATAAACTCAAAAGTTTTCAGTCTGAAGACGAATAATCTGTAACTCACACAATTAACCCTAACCCTTTTGGAGATGTAATGATGGAATTAGCGTCTAAAATTTTATCCGATGTGACTGTGCATATGAAATATGCAAAGTTTATCCCAGAACTAAACCGCAGAGAAAATTGGGATGAAATAGTAACTAGAAACAAAATGATGCACATTAAAAAGTATCCACAACTAAAAACAGAAATTCTGGATGCGTATCAATTAGTGCACGATAGAAAAATACTTCCTAGTATGAGGTCAATGCAATTTGGTGGTAAACCAATTGAGATTAATAATGCTAGATTGTATAATTGTTGCTATCTTCCAATGGATAGTTACGAAAGTTTCAGTGAAGTAATGTTCCTACTACTTTCAGGAACAGGTGTGGGTTACTCTGTCCAGAATCATCACATTGAAAAACTACCAGAGATTCGTAAACCAACCAAGACCAGACGCTACTTGGTTGGTGATAGTATTGAGGGTTGGTCAGACGCTGTTAAGGTATTAATGAAGGCATATTTCGCTGGTCGTTCTCTACCACTGTTTGACTTTAGTGATGTCCGTCCAAAGGGTGCCCGACTTATCACCAGTGGTGGTAAAGCTCCCGGTCCTGAACCCCTACACGACTGCCTACACAATGTTCGTAAGGTTCTTGACCGAAAGGAAGATGGAGAGAAACTAACTTCGTTTGAGGTTCACGAAATCAATTGTTATATTGCCGACGCAGTATTGTCTGGTGGTATCCGTAGGTCAGCAATGATTAGTTTGTTTGACCTTGATGACGAAGATATGTTGACTTGTAAGTTTGGTAGTTGGTGGGATACCAAACCACATCTTGCTCGTGCTAACAACAGTGCAGTTATCGTTAGACACAAGATTGACAAGGAAACATTCATAGAGTTGTGGAAGAAGATTGAGGCATCCAAGTCTGGTGAACCCGGCTTCTTTTTTACCAACGATAAAGATTGGGGAATGAATCCTTGTGCTGAGATTAGCCTACGACCATACCAGTTCTGTAACTTGGTTACCATTAACGCATCAGATGTGGTTGACCAAGATGACTATAACGCAAGAGCAAAAGCAGCTGCCTTTATTGCTACTCTACAGGCATCATATACGGATTTCCACTACCTTCGTGATATCTGGAAGAAGACAACCGAACGAGAGGCACTAATCGGTGTGTCAATGACAGGTATTGCTTCTGGTCGTGTTCTTGATTTGAACATGAAGGAAGCGGCTAATGTGGTCAAGGATGAAAACAAGAGAGTTGCTGGATTGCTCGGTATTAATCCTGCTGCCAGAACAACCACGGTCAAACCAGAAGGCACATCATCATTAGTCTTGGGTTCCAGTAGTGGTATTCACGCCTGGCATAATGACCATTACATCCGTAGAGTAAGAGTGGGTAAGAACGAAGCAATCTATACCTATCTTGCTATAAATCATCCAGATATGATTGAGGATGAGTTCTTTAAACCAACACAACAAGCTGTTATTCAGGTTCCACAAAAGGCACCTAGCGGAGCCATTACAAGACAAGAAAGTGCTATGGACCTATTGAGTCGTGTTCAAACCGTTTGGGGTGATTGGGTAAGAGCTGGTCATAGAAAGGGTGAGAACAAAAACAATGTATCCACCACCGTATCTATTAAGGATGATGAGTGGGATAAGGTTGGTGATTGGATGTGGCACAATCGTAATATGTATACTGCTCTATCCGTATTACCATTCTCAGACCACACCTATACTCAGGCCCCGTTTGAAGATTGTGATGAAGAAACTTACAATAAGATGATGGAATCCTTGAGTGAAGTAAACGTTAATAATATAATAGAAATAGAAGATACTACTGATTTACAAGGTGAGGTTGCCTGTGGTGGTGGTTCTTGTGAAATTTCATAAGGAGAAAAGTTATGGCAGTATGGAGAAATTTAACATTTGGAACGGCTCACGCTTATGGTATGTCTAAGTCAATGTCATATGGAACAGCTAATGAAGATATTGTTATTGATTGGGAAGAACCCAAAGGAGAATCAATGAAAGTTAAAAGGTTACAGGAAGACGCAACATTACCTACCAAAGCCCACGATGGTGATTTAGGTTATGATTTATATGCATCAGACCCAGTAATGATTGCACCACACGAAACTAGGTTGGTTAAAACAGGCATCTCTGTACAGTTTCCAGCTGGGTATGGTGGTATTATTAAGGATAGGTCATCAATCGCTACCAAACAATATTTATTCACGGTAGCCGGAGTCATTGATAATGGTT